ATAAACTCTTCTATCTCCGGATGACTGATGTCCATGTAAGCCGCATAAGAACCTCGTCTTGTTACGCCTTGATTAAAGGCTAGCATCTGAGAATCTACGACATGCATAAAGGGGATTGAACCAGTAGACTTACTACCGTGAGTAGTAGAAATACCGTTGCTCCTAATGTCTCCCCAATATCCACCAATACCTCCACCTGAACTTGCGAGCCATATGTTCTCATCATAATGATTTGATAAACCCCCCCGACTATCAGGTACATAATTGAGGAAACAGCTAATAGGAAGCCCACGGGTTGTACCCCCGTTGCTAAGTATAGGAGTGCTAAACATGAACCAACAAGAGGAACTGTAGTGATAAAGTCGTTGAGCCAACTCAAAATTTGTGACCCCTTTGTAGGTTGCTCCGTAGACGGATGCTCTTGCGAACGCTTCTTGTGCATGTGTTTCATTCTCCCATAAGTATCTATCCTTGAGTGTATCAAGGCTAAACTTATCTAAATTGTTTTCGTTGCTGTAATTAATTTTGATACCAAGATATTCCTTGATACCGACTTTATCTTCTACCACTTACTTTCTCCTGTTTTAAAAAACTTATCTCTATCATCATGTATATCAAGCATGATTATACCATAGTGTAATATTTTAAGCAAGTCTTTTCTATTATGCCCTTCTTTATTTCCATAACGTTTAGCATACTTTAAGATGTTGCCCATACAAAACCCTTCACCATGTCCGGAGTCAATGATGACATCTGTAGCTTGGTACTTATCAGAAGCATAATGCTCACCGTATGTGCCGTCAATATACTCTTTTAATTCTAATATCAATCCTCGTTCATTAAATTTATAGTCCATCGTTTCTCCATTCGTTAGGTAAAGTATTTTCACTGTACCATATAAAATTATTTTTCTCTGCCCACTCGGCATGAGTTCTTTTTGTTCCGTTCTTTCTTCGTTTAGCTGCTGGCATAGGAGCAAAAGGGGACAAGAATAAAAAAACTAATTCTTGTTTAGGCTTCAGTGCTTTGCGTACCCAAATATATTTATTGTATTCTTGATAGTCCCAAAACCTACCCTTTGCTTCTAGCAAAAACTCAGTGTCTCCAATAACCTTAACAAAGTCTGGCTCGTAATGATGCTCAACTATATAAGGTACTCGGTCTGAGTGATGATTCCAATCTGTTAGAACGGTAGTGTGTAAGGTATGTTCCCATTTAGAATCATAACCTTTAGGTAAATCTTTTTCTTTAGGTCTAATCTTGCGAGGTTTTCTAAAGCCAACCATTATATTATATCCGAGTATGAAATTTTGTCAAGGGGTTTGGACTTTAATTTCTTTTTAATTAGCTTACTAAACCATCTTGGTGTAAACGAAGAAACTAATAATTTTTTATTAGCAAAAATGTGGGTCTCCGTAGGTAAATAATTTTTATAGTTTGTAGTGTTTACTTTATTTTTTTCCTCATCAACTAACATAGTTTGAAGCCACTCAACTACAAATTGAATTGATTTTTTACGTACTGCTTTTGATTTTCTTCCATTCATATTGTTTGTTCCTCAACTTTAGGTTCTGATACAACGTCTGTAAAATATACAGGTCCTTTGGCATAGTTAAATACTCTTAAACCTTTCCCGTCATTTGAATCTTTACGACATTCAAACTTATGAGGACACCACGTACAGCCATTTGCTAGTTTCATGTTACCTGCTTTACCTTCAGGCACAGTTTCATAACAAAAATCAGGTGGGTCTTCTGCAACGATACTAGTTTTGACTTGTTTAATTTTACTTTTAATGTTTGGTTTATCCATATCATCAGGGACAAACATAGTTAGCTCACCTGTTTCTTTATTCATAACTAAGAAACCACCTTTACTTGTTCCTTCAGCTTCCTCGTACCCTGCAAGCTGTGCAAGGTAACCGAACGCATCGTTCTCAGCAAGTGTGCCTTCTTTAAATTTCTTAAAGGCATAGCCTGATGCAGTCTTTACATCAACTACTTCACCATCAATCTTACAATCCATGTGCCCTTTAATACCATCAACAGTTATTTCTTTTTGCATTGATGATAGTTTGTGTCCTGATAATTTAACAAAGAACAAAAGCAAAACCTCTAGTAAATGTCCGTAAAGGAATTTAATTTGAGTGCTTGCCTGTAGTTTTTCTGTTGTATCTGCCGGTGTGTGAGCGTCAAACCACAGTCTACGCTCGGGCTTACCGATGTTAGACATTCTAAGATTGGCTTTACCTGTTCTATCTTGGGGCGTTGCCCAATGTTTCAGGGCATCAGCCATCTCTTTACCAAAATCTTCATAGTCTTTGTCTGTTATACCTATGTCTTTACCCTCGGTAAGGGTATCCAACAGTGAGTATATATCTCCGACTAAATTATTTAGATTCTTTTTCATTTTTTTCTGCTTCCTTAAAGGCTTTAATTACATCAGTTGAAAATAACTTTTGTAAATTTAATAAGTACATTCTACTTGCTTTGTGGTCTCCTCCACATACAGTTTTAAATGTATCTAATTTTTCTACGATTGTTTTTAAAACATCGGTCTTAAAAACTAAAGTACAAAATTCATTGTCACCAACACAGAGATTATGAAACCAGTAGTCAGCTTCGGTTGCTCTGATACCTGATGGCTTACCCCATGATTCATATTCAATACATATGTTTCCGGACTTCTGCCATAAATCTTTCTCAGATTTAACCTCAATCTTTTTACCTGTTAGCATCTCTGCTATTTTATCTTCACGTATTGTACCATACTCTAGGTCAATGTCAAACTTTTTTCTGTTTTCTTTAGTGGGTTTCACTCCAATTATCTCCTATCTTGTATTCACCATCCATAGGACAGCGAAGGTTAAAATGTTTACCTGCATCAATAATACTATTGACAGCAAGCTCTCCTACAAACTCAGCCTGTGATTCTTTGACTTCTATTTGCCACTCATCATGTATGTTAGCAACAAACTTATAGTCAATGGCATTTAGTTTTAAAAGACTATCTAAAATAGTTAGTCCTTTCTTCATTAAGATTGCCCCACTTCCTTGTAGTAAGGTGTTAAGTGATGCATGTTTATGTCTTAATAAAATCTTTCTACCGTCTATCCCTTTAAGGTATTTTTTTTCTGACGCTCTTTCAACTCTGCTCTTAAGAGCTGCAAGTGTTGGTAGACTACCAAGAAAGCGTTCTCGCAATTTCCTACCTGCTTCTCTGTTTCCATTAACGATGCTTCCAATCTTTGCATCTCCTGCCCCGTAAATGAGTGCATAGATGAAAGTTTTTGCCTCATCTCTTGATTTAAGTCCAGCAAAGTTTTGGTTAGCTGTGTGAATGTCTCCGTTAATAATTTCATTTATGTAATCCTCGTCAGCCATGTAGTGTGCTAACATTCTAAGTTCTAATCCACTTGCATCTACACCCACAAGTTTGTACCCCTCTGGTACTATCCAACATGACCTGCACTCTTTACCATAAGGATTATAAAAGGCAGGGACTTGAGCCATGTTAGGACTTCGGTGTGCCATTCTACCAGTGATAGCACCAGTGCATATGACTGAACCGTGTACTCTTCCATCGTCTTTAAGTGCATCAATCCATGATGAAACTTGAGCTGAACGTTTTTGTAAGAGTAAAAACTCTGCAATCAATCCTGCTTCTTTAATATGTTTTACTTTATTTAGAGTTGTTTCATCTACAATAGGTTGACCTGTCGGAGTAAACTTGTTAGGTTTCCAACCAAAGTCTTGTAAGTATTCTCCTATCTGTTGTCGAGAACCTAAATTAAATTCTCGTAGTTGTTTTCTTACAAAAGGTTTCATGTTACCTGATGCTTTAATATCTTCGTACTCGTACTCTGTAAGTCCAGACTTAGAAAGCGACCCATCTTTTTTAATCTTAGGTGTTACTGTTTTTATAGGAATCCATTTAGGTTTAAATGTTTCGTGTACTTCTTGTTCAACCTCAGACTTTCTTTTATTTAAACCACTTAATAAAAACATAGCTTCTTTCTCATCGAAAAGAAATCCATTTTCATATTGTTGTTGTAAGACTTGTGTTGTTTCATGCTCTAACAAAATACATTCTTTTGAAAATCCAACACATTCTTTTTTTAAATAATTAAATAATGTTTTATTTATTATTGTATCTTTTTCACATCGACTTAACATCTCTTGAGAAAACTGTGTCCAATCATCATGTGCTTGTTTCTGTGTACCACCTAAACGATACCCCCATTTCTCAATGCTATGACCACCCTCTCTTGCAGGGTTAGCTAAGCGAGAGAGTATAAGAGTATCAATTACTTTATTAGTGTCATACAAATCTATGTTGTATAGTTTTTTAATTAATGGAATGTCATACCCTACAATATTGTGACCAATAATTTTGTCGGCTGTTTGTACAAACTTTATGCCTTCGTTTATTTTATCAGGTCCAAAAGAATAAACTTTATCGTGTTCATCTATAGCAACAATACACCATATCGTGTCGGCTTCAAAGAGAAACCCGTTTGCTTCAATGTCAAATACTAATTCCATACTTATCTCCTAGAAAGGACAAACGTCCTCTGTTGTTTTATGATGTAATAATTCTACATCTTCATACTCGGTAAGTCTACCGGTGTCTTTATTATACACTAAAGAAGTAGCGTTGCCAACATCTCCTGTGTATCTAGATTTTAAGACACGCAGATTTGTAGTACGAGATTCTAAATCATCATCTGATTGTTGATTTCTTTCGAGAGCTATAACGCAATCAGATAGTTGAGCAATACTATTAGAGCCACGAAGATGTGAAAGACTAACAGTTACTCCTTGCTCATGTCCTTTGTTACCCTCTACTCTACGAAGATGAGACACCAATATTATACCAGCCCCTGTTTCTTCTACCATACTACGAAGCCTAGTCATGATACCATCAATAGCTTTACGCTCATCACCATCAAGCATAGAGCTTACAAGCATATGTAAATGGTCAACGACTACCCACTTGCAATCACAACCCACAATAAGATACCTAAGTTTAGCAAAGATTTCTTCGATGTCGGTTGCCCCAAAGTGAGCATGAATAAATACTCTGTCGGTATCAAACACTCGGTCAAACATATTGGTTAGTTGCTGTTCGGTGTAACCATTACGAATGGAATCAATGTAAAGTTTATCGTTGGCTTCGATAGAAAGGATACCATCTACAGTACGCTTCCAGTCTTCTTCCAATGCAATCACCCCTACATTATCGTTTGTTTGTTTGATGAGCCAGTGTTCTATCTCACGAGTAACACTAGACTTTCCTAGCCCTGTGCCACCTGTTAAAGTTACTAACTCTCCTGCTCTTAAACCCAAGAGCTTTTTGTTTAAGCCATCCCAAGGATAAGGAACACTGTCTGTTTGCTTTCTATTTAGAAAGTCTGCTTGTTTGTCAGCTACCCTAATAATACCACTAGGTGTATAGACTTGGGCATCCCACCATGCTCTTGTAAACTCTGCATGTCTACCTTTGTTGAGCATATCGTTGGGGTCTTTGAAGCCATTGGGAAGCGAAACAATCTTTGCTTTTCCCGGCTTTAATATCATAGCTACTTTCTTTGCGGCATCTTCACCTGCTTTATCTTTGTCAAAACATATAACAACATTATCAAAACTTTCTACATACTCTATGCTTTCTTTGATGTCGTTGACTGCCGAAGCAGCACCACGTTTGATAGAAACTACTGCCCACTTACTACCAAGTAGTTCGTATGTAGCCATAGCATCACACTCACCCTCGACAATGGTTAAGTATTTACCACCCTCTTTGAATAGCTGTTGTCCAAACAAACCTGAACCCTGTATCGTGCCCTCAAAAGAAAAGCGTTTGTCTTTTATGTACCTAATTTTAGTAGCACATAACTCATGGTTAATATAAAAAGGATATCTATGCTGAGCTAATTGCCCTGCATTATCGTATACAACTTTGACACCAAACTTTTCGGCAGACTCTTTAGATATATTTCTGTCTGAAAGTTTAGCGAACACACCACCATGTGCATTAACAGCAGGTGTATGTGGTGTTTGTATTTTGTCCATAGACATTACTCCTGTTGAATATTTTGGAAAGAAAGAATCACAACTAAAACATTTTGCTGAACCATCTTCATTGACAGACACAGCATCACTGCTCTTGCATTGTGGACAAGGCACGTGATATTTAACAAATTTACTTTGTTGCATAATTTACTCCGGTTATAAAAAGAAAAGGCTTCCTAAAATAGAAAGCCTTTAATGGAGATAAGATGTTAATTAAGAATCTTCTTCTTCGTCAACATCAGGTGTGTCGGCTTCGACCAGTGCTTCGTCTCTACCTTTGAGTAACTCTTCTAAGTTAACTCGGTGAGTCCGACTTGCAAAGTCTAAAGCCTCGATGATAATCTGTAGATTACCAACTTTCTGTACGATAACAGTAGCTTCCTGCTTCACTGCATCATCTGTGATTTTGTTTACATCAAATAAAGTTTCTCCTTCTTCATTGTTTATAGTAATAATCATATTAAAATTCCTCACCATCCCCGAACGGGTTTAGCTCAGAACCATCTTGAGATTTAAGAGATACTAAATCAAGTACTTGCATAGCTTGGAAGTCTAATCCCTTGAAGCTACCATACTTGTTGTCAGTTTCCCACTCATTATACTGTACCTTTACAGTCGAACCATTACCAATTATGGTATCCATAGGTTCTTTATTCTTATCGAAAAGTTTCGGGGCGTTTCGTACCATACCATTCGGTCCGTTTACTTTACGCTTAATAGTTAATGCTCTACCGATTGGCGAAGCATTGCCACCCTCATCCTTTACAGATAATTCTTTGACCTTAAAGCCACGAGCTTCAAAGTCGTTAGCAACATCATCCTCCACTACTACATCCACTGTATACACAGGTTCAAACGTAGTGTTTGGTGTTGTTACTGATGCCCAATAGGCTTTTCCTTCTAATACTGCCATATAATCCTCCTTTAGATTGGCGTTTTAATAAGTGCATTATACACTAATTAACTGTTGATGTCAAGCAATATTTCTTCCATTGTTATAGAAGGGTTATCAAATAAAGTAACAAGAAAGTTATCGTTCTCTTTCTTTACTTCATAGCCTGCTTTGCCACCATAAAATTCTTTGTAGTTTGTAGCTACATAATCTTCAAACTTTCTTAAGTCTGCTCTATCAAAGATAGCTGTCTCTCCTCCTGCTTCCATTCGTTCGTAGATATAATTCATTTTCCTTGCCCTCGATATTTTTTATAGTTAGTTTTCTGATTCTTGTTCATGGTTGAGGTGCTAACATCTCCCCCACCTTGACTGGTTTTCTTGCCTTTGCCTTTAGTAGCAGATATATAAGCCTTTAATGTTTTAGTTTTTGCTTTAGCCATTCCTCACCTCCATACATGAACGCCATTCAGTTTGATTTACTTCGTATGGATAGTGGGTAAAAAGTTTATCCCTACATACCTTATAATGTTTTACACGCATTGGTTTTTCTTCAGCTACTAGAAGTTGAAAAGACATGCTAATTAAAAACACCCAGAGTAATCCGACAGTAACTATAAAATAAAAATTATCCATAAGTTACCTCATCTTTCTTACGCTTGTCTGCAAATTCTTTAACACCTCGACCACTAGCAAACCTTGTCAACCAATAGTCTTCGTCTTTAGTTTTGTGCCGATACAAAGATGTAGGAAGTTTGTCAAGTTCTTCTTCACTCATTCGTTCTTTGCCTGCTAAAATTTCATTAAGATACTGTGTCATTTTTTACCTCTAATTTTTTGTAGTTCTATTAGTCTATCCCACTTGTAAAACTGTTGAGTTTCTGAATCCCAAAAGTTTCCAAGCTGTGCTTGTTTATGTCTATACCTTGGTGGTATATGTGGATTAAGTCTTTTAGTTTCTATTAAATATACATATGTTAATGCTGAACATACTAAAAATAATACACCAAATAATAATACTATTGCTTCCATTTATTCTCCTTTAATTTAACTAGATTGTATCACGAAATTTCTAAGTTGTCAAGGATATCTTCTAAAGAAGTTACAAGACTATTTAATTCGTCAAGCTCGTTTGATGAATGTCTTGCATCAGATTGTAAGTCTCCAATCTCAGTTGCTTGTCTGTCATTAGTATATTCTAACTCAACTATTTTCTCGGATAAGTCTGTTATAATATCATCAAACTTATCTTCTAGTTTTTCTAATGCTGTTAGTTGTGTGTGATTTTGTGTATACATTACTCTACTCCTTCTATTAAACCATTAACCATTGTAACACCTGCAAAGAACTCACGAGTTCCTGTACCCCTTGGGTCATGTGGTCTGTTACACCCTGTAATTCTACCATCACTTTTATATTCATCACCGAACATAGAAGTCTCTGTGTATTGCAAAGGTTCACCTATGTGTT